TTATCAGTGCTTACTTGTAATAGCTTATTGACTTCCGATTTGAAATTTTCATAATCATTATCACATTGTGTCTGATTTGCAAGGTATAATTCCTTGTTAGTAATTGTCTGACTAATTGTCAATGAACCAGATTCCGGAACAGCCGCATACATTGTCATAGCTGATTGACCGTTAATTACTGATGTTCCGCTTAAATTTGTTGTCTTTGTTATACTTAACATATTGTTTTCCTTTCTACCGCTGTGCGGATTTAGTACCAATTTTTTTCTGCCCAATCCCATGTAGCGACAGCTACATTGTCAACGTATATAGTTAAAACGCTTCCGCTCCAATCAAATGTTACTGGATTTCTCATAGACAAAGCAGGTC